CTTGCTAATAGGTATGTGTTTGTGTATGCTAAATTGAACGGCTCAAATAATGTACCACCGTCTCCACCACCTGATCTAGAACCAATACTTCTTCTGAAAATTTGTCTTACTTCAATTATTTCATCAGCCAGAGTGTAATCATTCTGGTCTTTCACTAAAGGTAAAAACACGTAACTTTCTTCTACTGAATTGTCAGACCTTTGTCTAAATCTGTCTAAAGCGTCTTTAATAGCGGTCTCATAGTGGGCAGGATCTAGTTCTACATCCACCATTCCGCCACCCAGCGAATTGAATACGTAGTCGAATATCTCTTGTTTTTCTGTGGTTAAATTTGCCATTTAATACGTTCCTTACATATATTTATCACTCAGTACCATCCGATAAATATATGTCTATGCCAAGATTAAGTCTATATAAGCCGGAAAAAGGTCAGGATTACACGTTTTTAGACAAGACCGTAGTAGAGATGTTTACTGTGGGTGGAACAGACGTTTTTGTACACAAATACCTAGGACCAAAGAATCCTGCCGAAGCAGATGCTACTGCTACAGAACCTAGATACGATTCTGTGAAAGAAACTAATATTCAAGATATGTTATTCTTAGAAAATCGTGATAGGAAATATGACAGTTCAATATACACATTGCGAGGAATATACAATGTGGCTGATGTTGACTTTGACATGAGCCAGTTTGGTTTATTTTTACAAAATGACACACTGTTTATGACAATGCCTATAACAACAAGTGTGAAAACGTTGGGTAGAAAAGTTATGCCGGGAGATGTTTTTGAACTTCCGCATCTAAAAGACGAATACGCATTGAATGATTTTAGTGTTGCACTTAAAAGATTTTACGTTGTAGAAGATATTAACAGGGCGGCAGAAGGATTTTCACAAACTTGGTATCCACATTTATATAGAATTAAACTTAAACAGATATACGACAGTCAAGAATTCAAAGAAATTTTACAGAAAGATGCTGGTACTGGCGACGGTAAAACTTTACGAGATGTGCTTTCTACATATGAAAAAGAAATGCAAATTAATAATGCAGTAGTACAACAAGCAGAAGACGATACAAAAAAATCAGGTTATGAAACAAAAAATTTATATACTTTACAGGTAGACGATAAAGGAAAACCTGAATTAGTAACAACAGATACTTCAACTTTAGATACAACAACCCATAACACACTTGCCGACAGAATTAATCAAACACCTGATAAGTCAGGATATGATGGATATTTGTTGGGTGATGGTTTGGCTCCTAACGGAGAGGTATTTGGATTTGGAATTAGTTTTCCAAGTGCTTCAGACAAAGGTGATTATTTCCTAAGAACAGACTTTTTACCTAACAGACTATTCAGATATGATGGTGGACGTTGGGTCAAGATGGAAGATAATGTGCGTATGACACTATCTAACACAGATACAAGAAGCAATTTGAAAGGCACATTTATTAATAACACAAAAACATCATCTATTGCTGGTGAAACTGTAACAGAAAGACAGGCACTTTCAAAAGCACTTAAACCTAAGGCGGACGGTTAATGAAATTAAGAGAACTTTGGGGAATACCTATACCAGGTACTGAAAAAGCAGTAGGACTTAAAAAAGTCACTAAAGAATTTATGGGCAAAGTAAGAACTTTTTACGAGCCTGTTGGTAATAAGATTAATGAAAAGAAGAAAAAAGGCGATCTATACACGGATGACAATCCTAAAGATACAATAAAAAAATTAGGTTACAAAGATGTATCTACCGCTAGAGCCAGTGTATCTAGAATACGCAAATCAGGCAGAAGTCATGCACACAAAATTCAGGCGGCTGTAAGCATGGAACAAAGGGCAAAAGCGGCTGGAAAAAGCAAAGAGGCGGCTGTGTTCAGAAGATACATAAATGCAAACAAAAAAGGTAAAAAATAATGCAACATTTTTACGATGGACAGATTAGAAGATACATTACTCAGGTGATCAGACTTATGAGTAACTTCACTTACAAAGATGGAGATGATGCATTACGGACAATACCAGTGATGTATGGTGACATCAGTAGACAGGTCGGTCACATAATCAGAGACAATTCAGAAAACAAATTACCTAGTGTGCCTAGAATGGGTGTGTATGTAACAAATTTAACAATGGATAGAACTAGGTTGGCTGATGCAAGTTTTATCAGTAAAATTCATGTTAGAGAACGTGCATATGACAGCACAAATAAAGAATATCTAAACACCCAAGGAAAAAATGTTACTGTGGAAAGACTCATGCCAACACCTTACACTTTAACAGTGAATTGTGACATATGGTCAAGCAACACAGAACAAAAATTACAAATATTAGAACAAATTTGTATGCTTTTCAATCCAAGTTTAGAAATTCAAACCACAGACAATTACGTTGATTGGACAAGTTTGAGTGTTGTTGAATTAGATAATATAAACTTTTCAAGTAGAACAATACCTTTAGGAACTGAAAGCGAAATAGATGTTGCAACATTAAGTTTTAGTATGCCAATCTTTATTAGTCCTCCAACTAAGGTCAAAAAATTAGGAGTCATTACACACATTATTACCAGTATATTCAATGAAAAAACAGGCAACATTGACCTAAGTCAGTCCATGCCTGAACTAATGGCTTACCAAGACGACTATGAAAAAAGTATCAAGGCTTCAATTAAAACATCTGCTGATGGCAGTATTGATACCAGTGTTGCGGCACGTAAAGATACTTCTAGTGTACAAGGCACAACAGGAACACAGTTCGACATTTATGTACTTGGACAAACAGTATCTATAATTGACAAAGGTGTTATAGGTTCACTTGCATGGAATGGATACCTTGATGTTATTCCAAATTACAAAGCAGGTTTAAGCAAAATACAATTGAATAGAGAAGGTATAGATGTGCCCGTGGTTGGTACTATTGCATTAAACGAATCCAATCCAATGCAAATATTGGTCACATGGGATATGGATACTATTCCAACAGACACAGTGATTGTTGGTCCTCAAGATACTAGAGGCAGTGTAGACTTTATAGTAGATCCGACAACTTTCAATCCAAGTGCGATAAAACAAAATGGAAAACGTGTCCTATTATTGAAAGATATTGGTAGCACACAAAACGTTGATGGTGCAGATGCTTGGAAAGGTGACAGTAACATCGATTTAGTTGCAAGTGCCAATGACATAGTTGAATGGAATGGCACAAATTGGCAAATAATTTTTGACGCAAGTGCAAATCCTGATCCAGGTGACAGCACATTTACTCCAACATACATTACCAATTTAAAAACTGGTATCCAATACAAGTGGAATGGTAGTGAATGGATCTTAAGTTTCGAAGGCGAATATCGTAAAGGAACCTGGAAGATATCCTAATCACATAATTATTTACATGAGCAGTAAAATTATCGGGTGCGGTGCACTCTTCTATACTTTGGATACCCAAAGGTTTTTATTACTTCATAGAGTACAAAGTAAACAAAATCATGTGTGGGGATTGGTTGGCGGTACAACCGTGAATGAAAATTTATGGGAAGGCTTAAACCGTGAAATCAAAGAAGAAATAGGTGACGTGGATATCAAAAAGAAAATACCTATGGAAACTTTCATCAGCAACGACGAAAACTTTTTATACCATACTTTCCTATGTGTCGTAGAAAAAGAATTTATTCCAAAATTGAATACAGAACACGATGGATATGCGTGGGTAAGTTTTGGCAATTGGCCCAAGCCATTGCATCAAGGTTTACGTAAGACTCTACAAAATAAAATGAACCAGGTCAAACTAGACACTGTGTTCAAAATGCTAAAATTAATGTAATGATTAAAATCATCGGTGACGTTATGCTTGATATGTGGACGCAGGGCGACTGCCAAAAAGTCAGTCCAGAAGCACCGGTGCTTGTAGTTAAAGAAACAAACAAAGACTTCAACGTTGGAGGCGCTGGAAACCTAGCGTTAAACCTATCAAACTTGGGCACAGACACGTGGCTTTATGGTTCCGTGGGCAACGACATACCCGGACACAAAATCCAAGAAATTTTACTGCAAAATGGAGTAAAGTCGCATCTGTGCCAAGATGGTATAATGACCACTACCAAAACTAGAATCATAGGACAAAATGGACAACATCTTATCAGGGTAGACAAAGAAGAAAAATATACGTCTGATTCACCATTAGAATTATTATTAAAAGATTTGCAAGAAGACGACACAGTAATTGTTAGTGATTACAATAAAGGAGTGATCAAAAAGGACACTGTGATGAAAATTTTAGAAAAATGCAAAAATGTTTATGTGGATCCAAAACAAGGATTTAGCAAGTACATAGGAGCATTTTTAGTTAAACCAAATATGAAAGAATATGAAGCATGGTTTGGAAATTTTGACGTTGAAATTGCTAAAAAGAGATGTGAAGACAACGAATGGACGTGGCTTATTGTTACAGATGGAGCCAACGGAATACACGTTGTAACTAAAGACTCGTATGACCATATCAAAAGCAATACTGTTGAAGTTGCAGATGTAAGTGGAGCGGGTGATTCTGTTTTAGCCATTATTGCACATTACTTTCAAAATATTAAAATGATTAATTGTTGCGAACTTGCGGTAAAAGGTGCAGAAAAAATTGTACAAAAAAGAGGAGTATCAATAATTGATAGATCAGATGTTGAAGACACAGTGGTATGGACCAATGGAGTGTTTGATATATTACATGAAGGACACTTTAAATTATTAAAATTTGCGAAACAACAAGGAGATCAATTAATTGTGGGCATTAACTCCGATGAAAGTGTCAAAAGATTAAAGGGACAAAACAGACCATTCAATAATTCATTTGTGCGTGAACAACAATTACTGCAATTACCTTGGGTAGATAAAGTTGTTGTGTTTAACGAAGATACACCGATAGAAGCAATTAAAAAGTATGAGCCAAACATAATTGTAAAAGGCGGTGATTACACATTTGACACAGTGGTCGGGAATGATCTTGCGGAAGTAAGAATTTTTCCAACAGTGAAAGGATTTTCAACAACAAACATAGTGGATAAGGTCAATGGAAACAAGAATTGAAAACGGTAAATTAATTTGTACAAACGTAATTACTAAAGAAGAATTACAACGTATACAAAATAAAATGTTAAGTGATCATTTTCCTTGGTATTACACAGAACACGTTGTAGAAGACAAACAAAAAATGACTCAAGATAAAGATCAGTTACAATTTGTACATAATTTTCACGGAGTTTCAGATGTATCAACGGAATGGAGTAATTGGGAAATGTTGTATCCAATCTTCAACGTGCTGAAAGCAAATACATTTGTGAGAGTGAAAGCAAATAATATTCCAAGAACTGAAAAAATTATAAAACACGGATTCCATGCAGACACTAGAGTTGTGTTAAGTTACACTGCGATATATTATGTGAACTCAACTGATGGTTACACTGAATTTAGAGACGGAACAAAAGTGCCTAGTGTTGAAAATTCTATGGTGGTGTTTCCTAGTTATATGGAACACACAGGAACTACTTGCACAGATAAAAGAAGTAGGATTAATATAAACATGAATTATATGCCCAATCATCATGACGAACTTACAAAAGGTATAAGACCAGAAGGCGCAGATAAAATTATTAAATTATGGGAGAACGTTTGGTAATGAAAATTTGTTTAACAGGATATAAAGGATTTATAGGGAGTCATTTAGGAATGCAATTGGCTAAAGAAGGTCATGAAGTCATAGGCTTTAGATGGGAAAATCCAAATCATTTTCCAGATCCGTCATTGTATGATTGGGTAATCCACCTTGGTGCAATCACAAGCACAACAGAAAGAAATGTTGACAAAATTTTGAAAACAAATTTAGAATACAGTATGAAACTTTTAGAAATGTGTGACACAATGGGAACAAATTTCCAGTATGCCAGTTCGGCAAGTGTGTACGGAAACACAGGCAACTTCAAAGAGGACGGTGATGTGTATCCTCTAAATGCATATGCTTGGAGCAAATATCTATTTGACAGATTTGTGAATTCAATAATGGGAGAATTTAAAGTGCTTGTCCAGGGTTATAGATATTTTAATGTGTATGGTAACAACGAAGAAAGCAAAGGAGATCAAGCATCACCTGTAACAAAATTTGCAAACCAGGCTAAGACTGGCAAGATAAAATTGTTTGAAAACAGCGATCAATATTTGCGTGATTTTGTTTGTGTGGATGACGTGTGTGATGTGCATAGTAAGATGATGAACAAAGATGTTTCAGGGATTTTTAATGTTGGTACAGGTGCACCAATATCTTTTCAGAAAGTTGCTGAATTGGTAGCCAAAAAATACAACGCAGAAATAGAAATCATACCTATGCCTACAAAACTACAAGGTCAATATCAGACCTACACCAGTGCAGATTTAACAGAATTAAATAAAAACATAGAACACAAATTTAAAACAGTGGAGGAGTTCTTAAATGCCAATTAATAAAGAAGGTAAAATAGACAAAGGTTGGGGATACGAATTAATTTTTGCTTCCAATGATTTATATTGTGGAAAAATAATGGTTTTCAATAGAAAAGGTGCAAAATTTTCTATGCACTATCACGCAAAAAAAGATGAATCTTGGTTTGTCAATGCTGGCAAATTTTTATTAAGTTGGATAGATACCAAGGACGCAACACTTTACACAAAAGAATTAAATGAAGGTGATACATGGCGTAACATTCCTTTCCTACCTCATCAAGTGCAATGTCTAACTGACAATGGAAGTATTACTGAAGTGAGTACTGCTGATGATCCCAATGACAACTATCGCATAATCAAAGGCGATAACCAAAAAACTACCGTTACTGAAGAAAAATAATTAAGCCTGTGCTTCTGACCAACGCAGTGTAACTGTTCCTGCAACATCACCCGTACCTGCTGTTCTAAATACGTTGATTGCTAACACGTCTGGACCATTAGGGAACGTACCACGTCCACCTAGTGTGGTGTTAGTTAAGGCTTTGATCGCCGCAAGATTCAATGTCGCTCTTTCACCTGGCACCGCAATAAATGAAAATATAGTTTCACCCGGTTGTGCATATGGTGGTTGACCAAATACAAACGTTACTGAACTTCCTGCTGTAATTGTACCTGTCGATGTCTGTGTGAATGTAACTCTGTAGAAGTTAGATGCACCAAATGTATCTAGTGGATCAACTGATGCAACCGTTGTACCTGGTGGGAAACTAGCGTAACCTGTGTCAACTTCTGTACCGCTAACTGCGTTAGAAGCCTCCCATGTCGTTTGATCCATGTACAAGAAGTTTGTACCAGTTAGATCACCACCTAGTGCAAAATCAACTGCTTGGTTTGAACTTATACCTGTGTGTCTATTACTAAATCTTACGAAGTAGTATGAATTGTAATCGATAATCTGTGTTACCACCGTTCCTGATGGGAACTGACCAGATGTTACAGACATACCTACTCTTAAACCTTTGCCTTCCCATTGTGCTTCAAGGAAGTATGCATAGTTTCTGTTACCACCTAAGTTGAACCAGTGGTTTGCTGTTGCAGTCATCTGTGCAATAGTGTCCGCTGTTTGAGTAGTTTGTGATGCACCACCGTTCCAGTTAACCGAACCACCTGCCGCAATCTGAGCGAAACTTGGCTGTCCACCTTGTGCTGGACCTTTCAAGTCACCCCAACCTATATCTGCTGGATCAATTGGATAGTTTTGTGGATTCAATACACCCTGTACAACCAACTGTCCGTTAACACCCGCCGACGGAACGTCTGTTGTGATCTCAACACCGTCTAGTAGCAACTGGGCTCTGTTAAGTAGATCCCTATCTCCTAAGTCACCTGTCAATGCGTTAGATACTGACGGTGCTAGTCTTAATAGGAACACTGTTTGTTTTGTAGTTGTAAGACTTAATCCTGTGGAAGCGTAACTGAATAGATATCCTCTATCTTCGTCGAAGTTACCATCTGTTAGATATGCTGATCCCCAGTGTGATATGATCGGTGATGCTGTGTTAGATATCAACACAACTCCTGTGTTTCTAAAGTGTTGTGTTGCTGATCCACCAGTATAGTTTCTTGTAGATCCTGCGTTAAAGTTTGTTAATGTAGCCGCTCTAGTACAACCAGTTAGAGTATCTCCTGTTTTACCAGTGTAAGTTATAATTTCGTTGTCAATAAACAAAGTTCCACCGTTGTCAGGGAAGAATGATGCATCAACTAGTGGCACTGTTGTTTGTGACGTAGTCATATCTAATTCTAATCTACCGTTTGGACCTTCGTTGGTTACTTCGTAACGTACAGGTTGGTTACCTGTTCTCATAAATGCTTCTGTGTTGATGTTTGAGTTTCTCATTCTGTGAGCAAACACAAAGTCACCCTTGTTACCTCTTGCCATCCAGTCAATAAATCCAGCCCCGTACCATGAAAACTGTATCCCGATCATCTGCATCTTAGATACGTCCCAATTATAACCGCTCTTACCGTTGCCGTCTAATTTGTCCCTGTTGAATTCTGATTGTTTTGCTTTTTTGTCTACAACTGCACAAACTTTTACACCTTGCGAAGTATTGACACCTCTATAATCTGGAGTAACAAACATTGATGTATTAGAAGCAACAGATGATACGACGTGTGTCATACCTCTGATGACAACTCTATCACCTGCTTTAACTTGTTCTCTAAATCTTGTACCAGTTCCTGTCACTGTGTTACTGTTAGGTGAAACAGTTACAACACCTGCAAGTTGTCTTGTTGCTGTTCTTTGTACTGCGTTGGTTTGTTGTCCGTCGTATTCCCAATAAATTCCGTTCTGATCATCAAATATTCCTGATCTTACAGTTGCACCATTCCATTCGTATAATGATACCTGTGGTTGATCTGTAAATTCTGCTGTTGTACCACCCAGTGCAATAGTTGCCAATACTGTAAATGTTCTTTCATTTACAACACTTGCAATAGTGTATAATCCATCATAACCAGATGTTGCTATACCTATCAATCTTATTCTAGCACCTACCTGTAAATTGTGGTCAACATCATCAGTGGTCACTGTGATTGTAGAACCTTGTGTCAATCCATCTGCTGATACAGCCAATAAGTCATAACTTGGAGCAAACAAGGCACCCGTTGTATACATACAACCTTTTCCTGATTGATATCTAATGTATTTTTTAGATTGACGTATCGCCTGTGCACCATGTGATGGACCACCTGTACCTAATTGTACACCACCATCAAATGGTCTATGCACGAAGAATGAATCTGGTCTCGCGTACACGAACCCTTGCCATCCTGAATCCGTAATTGCTCCAGGTGATCTTACTTGATATTGTAATCTTGTTGCTGACGGAATTGCAGTAGCAAGGAATGGACCTGATGCAAGTATGTGATTGTTTGCACCGTCATCTGATTGTATTACAACAATGAATGCGTTTCCTGGAACTAGTCCATGAGGAGTAGTAAAATCTACCTGCATAGTTGCTAACGCACTGTAAGTAATTGTGCTGTTCTGTGCTATGTTCTGTGTGATTGTTTCTGATATTGATAAAGAACCGAATACACTTAATCCTGTACCAGCGACTGCTGTACCAGTGTGTGTTTGTGCTAATATTCCACCAGTTGTGTTAATATTTTGAATTCTTATTGTTACATCATTTGCAGGAGTTTGTCCACCTAAACTTGAACCTGCTATCACAAGTTTGTCACCAATTGCATAGTTAGAACCTAAACTTGTTATTTGTACATCTGTGTATGCAGTTGAAGAGTCAGTTTGGTTCGATCTTGTTATACTGAATTGTGCTCCAACACCTTGTGGAGTTCTGTTTGTTCCACTTACGTTTAATGAATTACCTGTTCCTGTGTTTGCTGTACCTGTGATACTTCCTATCGTTGTTACAACACCACTTACTAAATTGTTTACTGCTGTGATTGTAAATTCTAAATCATTTGCAGGAGAAGTTCCAAATAAACTTGTTCCTAATATTTTAAATGTTTGGTTCACGGCATAATTTGCACCTGGATTGTTCAATGCAACACTGTAAGAACCACTGGATAAAGTTACATTAACACTTAAACCTGTTCCTGTTCTACCTGCTTTGTTTACATTTGTGTATGTTTGTGTGTTTACTGCTGTACCAGTTACTGTGAATGTTGCAACTGCGCCTGCTGACACTGTATCAACTGTAATTTGACAATCGTTGGCCGGACTTGTTCCACCTAATGCCGTACCCGCTATGTCAATTGTTTCTGAAGCAATAAATGAACTACCATTATTGCTGAATGTTGCTGTATATGTCGTACCTGTTCTATTAATATCGAACACTGCACCAGTACCTGAAGCGGATGTTGTGTAAGCAGGACTTGTATAATCTACATTGGCATCAGTTCCTGTACCGCTAATTGTTAATGATGTGATACCGCCTGTGCCATTTACACCTCCAACGCTAACGATAGCATCATTGGTTGTAGCCACACCACCTAAGTCACTGCCACCTACTAGGAACTGGTCACCAACTTTGTAACCATTTGTACCTTCAAGTGCCGCTGTACCTGATGTTGAAATTGTGTTGATTGGTCCTGTACCAGTTGATCCTGTGATAGATGCAACTGATATTGTTAAATCATTTGCTGGTGACGTTCCACCCAAAGAAGTTCCTGCAATTATTAAATCTTGTCCTACGCTGTAATCGTTACCTGCTTGGTTTACTGATACAGAATAAGATGTGCCTGAAATTGACACGTCAAATGTTGCATCAACACCAGATAGGTTTGCACCACTTGATATTGCTGTGTAAGATTTTGTATCAACTGCTGTACCAGTAACGTTGAAAGTTAAAATTCCACCATTGCCGTCAACTGCTGTGACTGTTAATTGTGCATCGTTGGTTGAGTCCACACCACCTAGATTTGAACCTAAGAAAGTTAAAACATCATTCTGTTGATAGTTTGAACCTAAACTTGTAATTGCCGCCGAATAAGTCGTTCCGTTTCTTGTAACGTTGAATGCCGCTGATGTTCCATTACCACCTGTAAACGCCACTGTGTTGTAAGTTACTTCCTGTGCTGGCGCTGTACCTAACACTGAAATAGTTTGTATTGCTCCACCACCTGTTACTGCTGTCACTCTAATGTTTGCATGGTTGGCACTTGTACCACCAAATGTTGAACCGTCAATTCTAATAACATCATTGACAATGTATCCTGAACCTGCTCCGTTTACACTTGCAGAATAAGATCCTGCTGTTGCAACAACATCAAATGTTGCACTTGAACCTGCCGCTCCTGGGAAAGTTCCTACTGCTGTGCCTGTGTAAGTTGGAGAATTTAATGCAACTGTGTATGATTGGTTAGTTTTTGTTACATTAATTTGTGCACCTTGTCCTAATCCACCTTGCCATGTTGGAGATGTACCAGTTGTATTTCCTGTACCTGTGAATGCAGATCCACTTATACTTGCTGTCAAAATTTCTCCACCAGTGTCAACGCTTTCTACTAAAACTGTTGCATCATTGGCTGGTGTAGATCCACCTAAACTTGTTCCTGGAACTACTATTGCATCACCTACTGTGTAATTTTCACCTGATGACGCTATGACAACAGAGTAGTTACCACCAACTCTTGAAATATCAAATGTTGCTAATTGACCTGCTGGTGTATAATTAACACCTGCTAGTCCTGTGTAGTTTGTGATGTCACCAATAATGTTTTGTACCAATGGACTTGATAAAGTTAAATTGTTTCCTGCGATGTTTGTGATTGCAACTGCGTAACCGTCACCTCTATCGATTACAGAGTTTTGTACAATACCAGCGGAATCTGCCACTGTGATTTCTGTAACTCCTGATAAAAAGTCTCCTGTAACATTAGGAGATGCTAATGCACCACCGGCTCCGTTAGCACCAGTAATCTGTGTACCTGTTGGAATACCCGTTCCTGACAGTGGAGCACCAACTGGTGGAGTTGTTCCTGTGTAAGGTAAAATACTTGCACCACTTAATGCATTCAAAGCCGTTGTGAAAGATCCTGATGATCCGTTACTTGATACACTGAAAGAAGGAAATCCAATCGCCGCTCCTGTATAGAAGTTACCTTCTCTTAACTGCGTATTTGTTGTAGAAATAGTTGTTGGATTTGCAGAAGCAACTTTTGCCTTTGCGTAATATGTAAATTGTGTTGAACTTATGATAGTGTTTACAACAAATGAACCTGCGGCTCTACTTGCACCAGTCACTGCATTGTTAAATCCTGTAATTGTGAATGGTTGTCCTGCTTCAAAGTTGTGTGGTCCTACTGTTGTCACTGTAATCAAAGATGAACCAATACCTTGTGTACCTGCCGAAGCATCTGAAGTCACAGTTGCAATATCAAAGTCTGTACCTGGCACTTCGTAAATTGATGGATAACCTCTTTGTGTTGCAATCGCTTGCCACTTCGTAGGCTGAAGACCGTATTCAAAGTCAGCGTCAAGCATTGATTCAGGTTGTGCAACTCTAAGTCTTTCAATTGCATCAGTTCCAAAGTCATGTGGACGTGTTCTTACTTCATCATCTTCCACAAATATTTGTAATTCATCTGTGTCATTATCCGCAGATGTATCTGCATTTAAAAATATAGTTGTGATTACATCATTGCCATGATATGCTTTTGGAAAATCTGGATCAACAAATGCTGTTGTGTTAGAAGTTCCTGATTCATATTCTCTTTTGAAACTTACTGTTGCACCTTGTGCCGAATCATTAAACGTGTATAATACTGTGTTGTCTGTGGTGTTTGTGATCAATAATAATTCTGCTAATTCTACTCTCTCTGGAATTTTTACACTTGATATTCCGTTGTTGATCTGTGTAGGTAAATTATCTAATCCATTTTGGATCACATCTGTGATTATTCCAAATAATGTTGTTACTCTTCCACTTGCCGCGGCTTCACCTGCATTTCCTAATATTGTTTGTTGCGTAACAACTGGACTTTGTTTTGTTGTGTGTGCAGTTCCAGGTATAATGTGATTGTTGATAATATTTCTTATTTCATTTTTTGTCTGTATTTCCGGCTGTCTGTTTCCTGTTAGAACAGAAACTTCGCCGTTCCAATATGTACCTGCGTTGTATCTTGATTGTTCGTTACCACCATATCTTAAATCTTTCAGTATACCAGTGATGTTGTAACCCATATCTCTTTCACAAAGGTAAGGGTCATAAGTGTAATCTGCAAAAGGATAACTCGAAATAACTTCTGCCGGCAACGTCAGTATGCCATTATCAATTGCATTGATAATAACGTTCATGTTTGATTGCATCAATGTACGTCCCGCCGACTCTGCGTTTGAACCTGATGTGTTCTGTGTTAAACCTTCAGTGTTAATTGTAGAGTTTGCCGCACCAGTTAAGATGTAACTATGAATTAAGTTTCTTGCGTATGTTAAGTAATCAATTTCTGGATTACCTTGATCTCCTAGTTGTAAAACACCGTCAACGTAGTATGTGTTTGACTGAGCTCTCATTCTTTCGTTACCGCCATATCTTGCATCTTTGTAAGCGGCATTTACAACTTTTTCAACATCCTGTTTTATGTTTGCAGATAAACCACCATAACCCGCGAATGGAGCCACGTTTCCTGCAACTTGATTTTCAACATATTTCGCAACTTCTGCCTTAATGTATTCTAAGTTGTTTGTAATTCTTGCTGATGTGTTAGGGTAGGCATCATAAGCAGTATCAGTTGTAACTCTAGAAGCGATGTAAGCCGTTGCTTCATCTTTCAAGTATTCTTGGTTGGCATTGATCTGTGCCCAAGCATTAGGATATAGGTTTCCTGTTGTAGGGATACCTGGTATAAATTTATAATCGTTTATTCGTCTTTTAGCCATTCTTTTTTACGCTCCTAAGGCAATACTTAAAACTGTTGCAGTGTTGTCTACATACGACTTTCTAGTTAAACTATTAGCCGTTGCCGGACCACTTGTTACAGTAGCCGATGTAAATGCCGCCTGCGCCGCAGTTGTTAAGCCTATTGTAGTACTATTTAACGTTCCTTGGCTCGAAACTATATTTGAAAAGGTTCCATTTCTTGGTGTAGTTCCGCCCACTGTGACGTTATCTAAAGTACCTACAGCAAGAGGACTTATTGTTAGTGTACCACTTGCTTGTGGACTAATTGTAACGTCTGCATTTGGTGTCAAGTTTACGTTTCCTGATGTTGTTAATTGTGCTGTGTTGATGTTCATGTTGTTAATTGTACCAGTTGTTTCCGGATTAATCGTAATAAGACCTGTTCCTGTTGGTTTCATTTCGATGTTTGCATTAACACCATTTTGTAATAAATTTCCTGTGTTTAAAATACTGCTGAATACACCAACACCAATTACTGATGGTTGTGTTACCGTTACTGTTCCAAATGGATTTCCGTCGCTGTCAGCATAAAACATACTGTCAGGTGCGTCAACTGGAACTGTGTAACTTAAATTTCCTGTTTGTTGTCCTTGTGCCTGTGCATCTGTCAAAGTTGTAGATGTTGGCACATCTAAATATGTGCCCGGAGTAATTTGTGTTGTAATTAAACTTCTAATATCATTCTGAACAGCACTAAAATTATTTGCAACTGTTGGAAAAGAATACATTTTTACATCTGAGTAATCATATAAATTACTTCCATTAGGTTGTAATGTAGGTGATGTAATTTTTGTTCCACTGTAAGCATTAGCAACTGCCATTCCATGAACTGAATCAACACCGCCATATAAAGTTTGCCCCAAATATGATCCACCATTAAACAAGAAATTTAATTCTTGTTCACCATTGAACATTAAAATTTTTCTTTGTCCTATTGGTGTAAGTTCTGCCCAAGTGATTTCAGTAGATGTGTCATTGTCGACACTGTTCAATGAGTATGAATAAAATTTTTGTAACGTTGAGTTGTATTGGTCAAGGTGTAATAAACCATTGTAACAAATAATATGTTTGATAGTAGCAGATTGATTGTACAAAGAATATTGTAACGCCAATTGTGCGCCATTTCCGTAACCTATTATTGTAATTTCTCTTGTATCTACGTTGTCATAATTTTCTAAGTCCGCGATTATTGAATCTAATAGTGCAATGTCATTGGCTTTGCTTGATTGATAACCAACGTTCCATGTGTTCAAATATCCTTGCGGTGCAATCAATATGCTGTTTGTTATGTAATTTATAGATGCTAAACCTGTTGTGCTATTGCTACCCGAATCATGTAGAGCAATTACAACAGGTAATTTTTTGTTTGCGTATGCTGTTCCAGTTGTGTCTGGAGTAAAGTATTCAACTGTTCTGTTTGCACCAGATGTTTGTTGTTGCCATGTTTGTGAAAAGTTTTTAGTGCCTGAAACTAAAGTCGCTCCAGTAACTATGTTTGTGTGTGATAGACCTGTGCTGTATAGGTCTCCAGGCACGGCACTATTGTTTGTGTCCGCTTTGAAGATGTTAAATGCTAAACTGCTTAAATTTAAATTTATGGAATATGTTTTACCTCTCTCGACAGTGATAGTAGGATTGGTTCCTGCTACTGCTGTACCATCTTTTTTCCAACTAAAAGCACCTGCTGTTTCTTCTACGTTGAAATCAGGTACTACTGCCGGTGCTGGTGGAGTGTATGTGTTCGTAATTGTACGGACAGTAACGTTACCTGCCGTATCAACTGTAAAACCTGTACTTTGAAAACCACTTTCACTTATAAAAGGTCTTTTTACTACTGCCATATTAACTTGTTACCTGTGTTCCTCCCACCAATGCATTTTGCGTTGCAAAATAAGTGGCGCTGAATATTATTTTTGATCCCGAATATTTCTCTGTTTGACTTTTGTCAGTTGGATTTACCGTTATTTTGCACAATGAATTATCAACTGTGCTGTCTATTGTAATAAGATTGTTACCTAAATTTGTTCTAGCATATATTGTTAATGCTGATTGATTAGGACTTGCAGTGACTAACATCTTAATAAGTTCTTTGTTGTTAGTATCATAGTCAACTTGTATTGCGTATTCCGCCGATGAAAACGTGTTCACGTGGAACTTGTCTAATACTAGACCGTCCTCTACAACTCCATATGGCCCATTGTGTGAAAAATTTAATCCGTTCTTCAAAAGAAGCGTATTTTTATCACCCTTGCCAAAAAATCTTGATACATCAAACATAGTCGAAAATCCCTTGTTATAGTGTATTTACCTAATTGACAAGAGTTGTGGAATACGTAGATATAGGTTATTTGCGGGTGTTTTTACCGTGTTTGATAAGCCTTTGTGCTGACTTCACGATACGGGTCTCTGTTTCCTCTTCCATAGCCATTATTCCCTCATTTAGCCGGTCTGAAAACTCATCTGAAGTGACTCTTATTGGACTATAAACACGTTCGTCTTTACCAAGGTCAATTACATCAAATTTTTCATCATTAGGAAAACTTGTATTGATAGGATATGTGGATCCGATAACAACAGTCGCTGATTTATTGTATGCATGGGCAATGTGTTGACCAACTGAATCACAGCCAATAAAATGATCTGCTTGTTGTATTATACCCATCCATACTCTTATGTGTGTTCCCATAGGAAGTGCAACAGGTTTGTTAGGTATATGTTTTCCAAAGTCCAATGGAAATTCACTCATCACCATTACGCCATATTCTTTGGATAATTTACGCACAATATTCCAAACATTTTTTAGTTCTACACTTCTGCCCGTAGTGTCTATTATATCAGGTTGCTTTTCTTTATTTTTTTCGTCCAATTTTTCTGGTTGTGCGCCTCTGCCAAATGGTTGGAATACAACAATTTTATCTTTTCCAGTTTTTTCTTTTACTTCTGAAATCATTTTTCTTGCAAGTAGCATTTCTTCTTTGCTTAATCTTAAATTTGCTCTTGGCAGATCTCTTATTCCTTTGTCATTTATTGCTATATCATATGCTTGTCCTAAACTACATTTCTGATTGTAGTATTCCCATATTCTATAAGGTTCCGGAGACAATAAATCCCTATCTTTTAATAAATCTTGGAATAAATTTTTGTGCCAAGTGTCATATGCTCTGTAATGTAGTTTCGGATGACCTTTGTAGGCATCAGTGCCACCTTCGCAAATAATTATTGGATCTTTATCTGCGTTTTCTTCAACATATTTCTCGATTGCAGGTATAGAACTAATACTTCTACCCATTCCGCCATTAACAAATATTGCTGTTTTCCTATCCATTTAAAACCTTTACTATTTTTTTGTACTCTGGCAAGTACAGATATTCAATTTCACTGTGCTGAAGCGTTCTTACAGCGTCTTCCAAAGTTTCTACAAGTGGTTCTCCACCTAAATTAAATGATGTGTTGAATATAATTGGACATTCTGTCTGTTTATGAAATTCTTTGATTAAATCATAGTACAAAGGATTCTGTTCACGCTTCACAGATTGTATTCTACAAGTGCCATCAACGTGTATTATGCTAGGAATTTTCTCTTCTATTCCTGGTTGACAGTTTACAGCGTACATCATATGTGGAGTTTCTTCCATACCACGTAGATCAAACCAATCATGCACATAATCATGAAGTATTGTGCCAGCGAACGGTCTAAAATATTCACGTTTTTTAATAGCTATTCG